TTTGAGCAGCATTTGCTCTGATACTCTTGCGATTGCGTTTGCGATGAATGGAATTACTGGACAAGAAGCCTCCTCCCTAGGCGGCATATTTAACGCATTTATGCGCGAAGCCAATAACGCGGCTGTGTTCTAGTCCATGGTGGGAATGCTGCAATACGGTCGCAGGATCGTCACTGGGAAATCTGTAATTGGTGGTTTTGACAGCGCCGCAACTAATAGTTTCGCATTTGCTAATCTAATTAAGATGACGGGCACGCTTGCCCCGCTGACAACTGCCAGTTTTCCTTTTCAAGCCTACTTGGACGCCAACGGCTATCCGAATAACGCACCGAGCAACTCTCTAACTGAAAACTTAAAGGCGACTATCGCCATCCCGGAGATTTGGGGATCGCAGTCTCTTGTTTTTAAATTCAGCGGAACGGGTCTGCTGTATCTTCAAAACGGAGGTGGAGGAAGTCTCGGTCTTACGATCGATAGTGTAACGGGGACTGGTGTCACGAATAGTTCGACAGCCAACCTAATTAAAGTTAGTGGGACCAACGTTAGGGTTGTATTTCATTTCAACACGTCTCCCGGCCCCAGCAGCAACAACTACTATATTCTGTTTCCCATCGGCACTTATACCGGGATGAACAATCTCGTGATGTGCCGGGCTTCGGATGAGGCTGCAATCGATGCAGACCCGAACGCATTCAATCCAGACTTTATCGCGCAACTTGTTGCCTTGAACCCGAAGATTATTAGGGCATTGGATTGGGCAGGCCCATACAGCCACCAAGGCCACATCACGCATAGGGCACCGCAAGGGGCGGTATCGTTCTTTGGCGACCGTTACCCGCCTGAGTGCTGGGCTGGCTCGGCATCCGGCACAGGTACCGTTGGCGACCCTTACGTTGTATCGCAGCCTTCAAGCTGGACCGGGTCACCACAAGATGGCGATTCGATCATTGTTCAATTCACACTGGCGAACACTGGTTCGCAACCTCAGTTAAACGTCGGAGGAACGGGGAATGTCCGCATCACCACGCTTGCTCCCGCCGATCTCTCTGCCGGAGGTATAGCCGCCAATTCAATTTGGACGCTTACTTATAGCTCCGTCTACAATTATTGGACTGGGCGCGTTGGAGGTTTCCAGCAGAGGGCGCCGATTGAACAGCACATTGCTCTATGCAATCAGGTGTACGCGCATCTCTGGTTCAACATTCCGCATCGATGGGGTCCTGCGGACGGAACAGCGCTGGCTACGCTCGTCAAAACCACGCTAAAGGGTCAACTCGATTTCTATCCCGAGTTTGGAAACGAGGTTTGGAACACTGTCAGCACGCAAACGTCGTTCATCACTAATATTGGTACGACGCTCGGCATCACGTCTGGCAATAACGAAAATCTTCATTTTGCGCACGGATTGCTTCATCGCAGGATGATGGGGGCGATTACAACGGCATGGGGCGGGCCAGAGCCTAGACTCAAGCGAGTGATGGCTTTTCAAGCCTACGGCGGTACTTCGCAAAATGACACATATCGTTTCAAGGGAGCTGATATCGCCACGGTTGCACAAGGGGGCAAGGTAGCCAATTCTGGCGCAATCAACACTCTTTGGACTAACTGTTATGGGGCTCCGAATTACACGGCGTCACCGGATAGGCCGATCGATTACGCCGATGTTCTCGCTTATGCTACCTATTATAGCGGCGGTGAGTTGCAGCAATTTGACGTGAACTATGTGCCAACTAACCTAGCAAATCTTCCGTCAAAAACTATCACGGGAATTTCGCAAGCAAACCCCGGTGTTATTACCTATGGTTCAGACCCCGGCTATGTCACCGGAGACCGACTGAATATTCGCAGCGTTGTCGGCATGACGCAAATTAACGGATCGAACGTCACAGTAACTCGACTGACGGCAACCACGTATTCGATGTACACCGATGCAACCTTAGGAACGACAGTCGATACAACCGGCTATACCGCATATTCCTCTGGCGGCTTAAGTGGTAAATTCGACAAAGTAAGTGGTCTTACCTCGGCGGCAAATTCTTACGCTCTAGGAACACCAGCGGATATTGAAACCGCTATGGCGTGGGTGGACAACGATCTGCGAACGGGTTCCCAATACGACAGCTCAACGGGTGTTTTAACTCAAACTAACACACAAAATCTGATCGATTTCAGTACCAATATCTACCCGGGATGGGAAACCATCGCAGCGAATTATGATGCTAGTCGACCGGGCATCGGCCTAAGAACCCTAACGGTAGAGTGCTACGAAGGCGGTTTTGGTCCGATAGCTCCGAGCACGGCGTCTTGCACAACTCTAGGCATTTCGACAGGGTTTGCGACCAGCATCGGAAACCTGATCGAAGCCTACAAGAATGATGCTAGGTTCCAGACTCTATTTCTGGATCAATGGGCTCAGTTTATGGCAAAGACGCATTCGAGGACACCAGCAAATTACATCATGCACGGACCTTCTCCGTGGGCGCTGTTTACAGGTGGTACCTACACTGGTCCCGGTTACGGTACGCCGTACCAAAGCTGGTACGCAAACGTCACTTATAACCACTAGCAGCTAAGGAACTGAAGTGTCTGATTTAGACCCGAGCGAGCAAAAAGAAATATTCAAACAAGCCATCAGAGAATGGATGGATGAAAGATATGCCGAAGTGGGTCGTTGGACAATACGGGTTCTTATTACTACAGCGTTAACTGCCCTTCTTTGGGTATACATAAAATCAGGCGGGTTCAAATGGCCCTAGCCAAAAGACTACGGAAGACCCGTAGAAAAGGAGGTAAAGTATTGCGTTACTTCCGACGAATACTGCGAGCTTTAATCGCAGACCACGATCTACTCTTGTACATGAGGAAAGAAATAATGACCAAACTTGATGATCTCAAGGCTGACGTAGAAAGCTTTAAGGTTGCCGCCCTCGGTGAGGTTGACAAGCTTCAGGCTGCTGTGAAGGACTTGAAGGACAAGGTTGGCTCGGGAATTACTGATGCGGATATTCAGGCTGTCATCGATCAGGTTGATGCTGCGAAGAAGGCTCTTGCCGACGACGTTGCTGCTGACGCTGCTCCTGCTGAACCTGCCCCAGCTCCCGAACCGGCTCCTGAGCCTGCTCCTGAACCGACTGCCTAAACCATGAGGACTAAGGCGGATATTATCCGCGAGACAGCAGAAGCTGACCTTGAGGCTTTTATCCGCCTTGTCCATCCCGGACGAGTTCTAGGAAGTATCCATTCTGAATTAATCGAATGGATGACGCACTCAGAGCGTAAACCGAACATGCTCGTGCTTATGCCTCGCGACCACGGCAAGTCAGCTTTCGCTGGTTACTTCGCAGCGTGGAATGTTGTTCGTAATCCTAGTGTCCGAATTCTGTATTTGTCGGCTACGGCTAACCTAGCCAATAAACAGCTTAAATTTATTAAAGACATTCTCACTTCCGCTACGGTCAGAAAGTACTGGCCAGACCTGATCCATCCCGATGAAGGCAAGCGCGAGAAGTGGACTGAAACAGAAATTGCAGTTGACCACCCGAAACGTAAGGCCGATTATATCCGAGACCCCACGGTCTGGGCTGCCGGTCTCACCACTACGATTACGGGTATGCACGCCGATCTCATTATTGGAGACGACGTCGTTGTGGCGGATAACGCTGACACCGAAGAAGGACGTGCGAAGGTACAGAGACAATACTCTTACTTGTCCTCCATCGGCGCAGCCAACGTTCGACAGCTTTTCGTTGGGACGCGTTATCACCCACAGGATTTGTATAATACTCTTCTAGAGACTGTCGTAGAAGACTTCGATGATGAAGGCAATGTTTGCAGTACTGAGCCCTTCTACGAAGTATTCGAGCGTCAGGTAGAAGACAGAGGCGACGGCACGGGAGAATTCCTCTGGCCGAAGCAACGAACTAAAGACGGACGAGAATTCGGATTTGACCAGAAAATCCTTGCCCGAAAGAAGGCTGGCTATGTGGACATTGGGGCTTTTTATTCCCAATACTACAATGACCCTAACCATGCAAGTGCTGGTGGCGTCCCACGTGAGTCTTTTCAGTATTATGATCGTATTCACCTTACTCGCTCAAACGGCTACTGGTACCTCCAAGGTCGTAGGCTTAATGTCTTCGCCAGTATCGATTTCGCATTCAGCCTAGCTAAGAAAGCAGACTACACAGCTATTGTCGTCGTAGGTGTCGATGCCAACCGGAATTACTACGTCCTCGATATCGTGCGCTTTAAGTCTGATCAGATATCTGAATATTTTAAAGAAGTCCTTCAACTCCACAGGAAATGGGATTTCAGGAAACTCCGAGCCGAAGTAACCGCCGCTCAGGATGTTATCGTGAAAGACCTGAAAAACAATTACATCAGGACACATGGTCTGGCTCTTAGCATTGATGATTATCGGCCTAATCGTAATGAAGGTACTAAGAACGAGCGTATCAACGCCATTCTACGCCCCAAGTACGACAACCGACAAGTCTGGCACTACCGAGGTGGAAACTGCCAAGTCCTCGAAGACGAGCTTGCCGTTTTGAAACCCTCACACGACGATGTCAAGGACGCGCTTGCGTCAGCTATTGATGTTGCTGAACCGCCGACGGCTAGTACGTCAACACAGGCCAGCAATGTCATTCTCGCCCATAAACGATTTGGAGGCATTGCTTAGTGCCGGGTAACGTTACAAATCTCCGCGATCTCCAGAACCGAGACCTTCTCGGTTGCAGTATCGCAAAGAAGTGGCATGAATGGTTTATCTTCATGCAACCGCAGCGAACTGAGTGGACTGAAGTCCGCAACTACATCTTCGCTACGGATACTACGACTACTACTAATTCCAAGCTTCCGTGGAAGAATAAGACAACTATCCCGAAGCTGTGTCAAATCCGAGACAACCTCCATGCCAATTACATGGCTGCGTTGTTCCCCCGCAGGAAGTGGTTGTACTGGGAAGCTGATGACAAAGACAGCAATTCCAAAGAGAAGCGAGATGCCATCGTCAACTATATGTCGTGGGTCATCTCTCAGGAGCATTTCAAGAACACTGTCTCCGCACTTCTCTTCGATTACATTGACAACGGCAACTGCTTTGTTACTGCTGAATGGGTGGATGAGTCCATCACTTTGGAAGATAAGCGACAGGTCGGCTATATCGGCCCTGCTGCTAAAAGGTTCTCCCCGTATGACATGACTATGAACCCGGTAGCGACTAACTTCAGGAACGCTCCTAAGGTCGTCCGAAGCATGGTCACTATGGGTGAGGTCAAGGAAATCCTTGAGGCTGAGACTACCGACGAGAATCGGGAAGCCTATGAAGCTTTGTGGGGGTACCTTAAAGACCAACGGGCCATGGTCGGCCAGAGCAACGCCGGTATCGGTGAGCTTGAAGTCAAAGACGCATTTATGCAGATCGATGGCTTCCACAACTACAAGTCCTACCTCGAAAGCGATTACTGTGAAATTCTAACTTTCTACGGCGACATCTACGACGTCCAGAATGACGAGTTCCTTAAGAACCATGTCATCATGGTCGCAGACCGCCATAAAATTCTCCTGAAGAAACCCAATCCTTCTTTCTTTGGTTATCCACCGATTTTCCATGTTGGCTGGCGTCGTCGTCAGGAGAACCTCTGGGCTCAGGGTCCTCTCGCTAACCTCCTCGGTATGCAGTACCGTGTCGACCACATCGAGAACCTCAAGGCGGACTGTTTCGATCTGAACATCTTCCCGCCTCTAAAGATCAAAGGCTATGTCTCAGACTTTGAATGGGCTCCTTTCGCTCGTATTCATGTCGGAGACGACGGTGACGTAGAACCCATCCCGCCTGCATTCCAAATCCTTCAAGCTAACCAAGAAATCCAGTATCTCTTGGCCTTGATGGAGGAAATGGCTGGATCGCCTAAGGAAGCTATGGGCTTCCGGACTCCGGGCGAGAAAACAGCCTTCGAAGTCTCTGCACTTCAGAACGCTGCGTCACGCATCTTCCAGAACAAGATTGCTCAATTCGAGGAACAAATTCTTGAACCACTGCTCAATGCAATGCTTGAACTGGCAAGACGAAATATATCAAAAGCTCAGTCGATCCCAGTATTTGATCCTGAATTTGACATCACCATCTTCGACACGCTCTCAGCCTCAGATATTACAGGAACTGGCAGAATTAAACCAGTCGCTGCTCGACACTTTGCAGAGCAGGCCGAGCTGATCCAGAACCTCAACGCCCTGTATAACAGCAAGCTCGGCGAAGATCCTGCCATCCTTGTTCATATCTCTGGTTTGAATGTTGCTTCGTTGATTGAAGACAACCTCAACCTCAAGGACTACAAGCTCGTTCAGAAGAACATCCGCCTTGCGGAAGAAGCGGATAGTCGTCGAGAGGCTCAGGTTTACCAAGAACAAACTGCTATGGAAGCTCAGACCCAGTCCGGTTTAACGCCTGACCAGTTCGATGGTGGCCCGCTATTAGGAGGCGCTTCTGCCCCAACCCAAGCAGCTTAGTATTCAATGGACGAAGCAGATTGCCGATCCTAAGGCCAAGGCTGACTTCGAGATCATTGTAAGAAATTCCACTCTATTGTTGACCCGATTGAAAGGGATTATCGAAGAGTCGGAGCAGTCGCTATTATCACAAAGTGGTAGTATCGACGATTTTAAGGACCCTAATTGGTCCCATAAACAAGCGTTCAGAAACGGACAACTCTCTGAACTCAAGAAGCTTAAAACACTAATCCCTTTCTAAAGGATAGACAATGTCCCTTTTTAACGGCTCGGACAACGCGCCTAAGTTTGAAGACCTCGTAGGTGAGGGCAAGAAGTACGCTTCCCCGGAAGCAGTCGCTAAAGCAGTAATCGAGAAGGACAACTTCATCGAACAGCTCAAGCGAGAAACCGCCGCCCTGCGAGAAGAAGTATCAGCCAGACCCCCGGCTGTCGATAGAAGTCAGGAAATCCTAGACCAGTTGGAAGCCCTGAAGAATAGACCCGTCACGGAACCTGTGGTTCACCAGCCCAGCGAACGGACAGAGGTAAAAGGATTGTCCCTAGAAGACGTCGAGAAAGTCATCCAGCAGCGTGAAGCTCGGGTCAAGGCCCAGCGTAACGTCGATACGGTCAAGGCCAAGCTGGTTGAGATTTACGGCGACAAATACGGGACGGCGCTGAAAGAACTCGGCGACAAGAACGGTCTGTCTCCCGCAGACCTTGATGATCTCGCAGCCCGTAGCCCGCAGGCAGTGCTGAACCTTGTTCAGACTACGAAGCCCGCATCCATGGTTACGCCTCCGGACAGCACGGTACGTCCAGTGTCTGGTTTCTCCCCGACCGCCGATGGCCACAAGCCTAGGTCGTGGTGGAACGAATTCAAGGCTAAGGATAAAGCATTGTACTTGTCTAAAGAGATGCAGATGCGCCAATACAAAGATGCAATGGCCCTCGGAGAAAGTTTCGAGGACGTCTAATGGAACCTTCGGTTCCTGCTAACCTCTAAGGAAACACAATGGCTGGTTTTAGCTATGCCAATAACGAACATCTCGTCCGGAGCAATATCTGGTCGACTCAGCTCAAGGAAGTTTTTCTTGAGCACCTTCTGGGAACTAACTACGTCGATTGGCTGACGGACTTCCCGGACGGAGACACTATTAACATTCCGTCTATCGGTCAGATGGAAACGCTGGACTACGCTGAAGGTCAGGCGATCCGCTACACCGGGATGGATACGGGTAACTTCACGTTCACCATCAACAAGTATAAGTCTGCGGCTACGTTCATCACCGAGAAGATGAAGCAGGACTCGTTCTATACGGCGCGTCTCGTTTCGTCCTTCGTTCCGAAGATGCAGCGTGCCCTTGCGAAAACGATGGAAGTCGACTTCCTCGCCACCGGCAACGCTGGTCAGACTGCCTCGAACCTGAACGCCATCAACGGTGCAAACCACCGCTTCGTTGGCTCGGGTGTGGTGAACTCGGTTGCTGCGATCTCCCCCAAGGACTTCGCTCGCGCCAAGTACGCCCTCGCTATGGCAAACGTTCCTCAGACCCAGCTCATCGCTATTGTCCACCCCTCGGTGGGCTACCAGCTTGAGACCCTGACGAACCTTGTCAACGTTTCTAACAACATTCATTGGGAAGGTGTCATTACGTCGGGTCTCTCGACGGGTATGCGCTTCCTGAAGAACATCTACGGCTTCGATGTCTGGGAGTCCCAGAACCTGCCGGGCGGTCTTACCGAGACCATTAACGGTTTGAGTGTCACCACCAATGGTGTCTCGAACTGCTTCTTCTCGGCCGCTTCGGACGCTCTGCCCATCGTTGGTGCGGTTCGTCAGCCCCCGAAGGTTGACAGCAAGTACAACATGGACCTCCAGCGTGAAGAGTATGCCGTGACGTCTCGTTACGACTTCAAACTCTTCCGTCCCGAGAACTATGTCTGCGTTCTCACCGACGCGACGGCTGTGGACTAAGGAGAACTAATATGCCTATCTGGACTAATTCTGACGGCCTCGTCGTAAAGCTTGGCGTCACTGAAGGTACGTCGGGCCGGTCGGGTCAGTATTCTGATCCGCTCGGTGGACAGAACATCGTGGAGTTTGCGCTCAATCTCGTAGATATTACCTCGGCTACCGCCGGTGCTAACGTCATCGATTACCACACCAAGATTCCGAATGGTGCGATGATCGAGAAGGTTGAGGTGGAAACCCTCGTTGCTGTTACCGGTACCAACGCCACTCTGAACATCGGTTTGATCCGTTCTTCGGATATGACCACCGCGATCGATTTCGCCGGTCTCGGCAC